AATCCACTTGCTACAACAGTTGATGTACTTGTGCTTGGTAATGATTCATATCCATTTGGATAAACTATTGATATACATACTCCATAAGTTCCATTCAATGAACTACCTGAACCACTCGCTACAACAATTGGTGCTGTAGGAGCAGATGAACCTATTGGAGTTCCATAACTTTTAACAAAAAACTTTGTATTTTTTAAAAATGTAACTGGTAGTGGGTCGCTTGTTATTGTTTCGCCCGAATTTATAATTATATTATCATTACCACCTCCAAATGTTACTCTATAAATTGGGTCTGCAATATTTTCATTAATTGTACTTCCCATAGGCTGAATAGAAGCTCTTACCAAAATTTTATTAGTATTTGGAGTTTCGCCCGTTCCACCTGTATAGATATTAGAATAAACTAATTTAACTGCATTTACATCTAATTGTGGAACACATAATATTCTTGATGTTTGAGATGTTGTAATTCTTGCAGTTCCTTTATTTACATTAGTACCTATTGGAATCCAATTATTAGGTATATCAGTTATACTTACTGGGAATCCATCTTGTGTTATTTTTACTGGAAAACTTGTTGCCATTTTTATTTAATTAATTAATTATCTTCAACTGCTGCTATCCACATTCTTGTTCCGTCTGGCCAAAGTTGATATATTGCGTTTTCAATTCCTTTGTTTTCGTCATTTAATACTTTTACAATTTTCAAAATAATAGGAGTAGGTAAAAGTAATAATGATGCGTAGTCTGAAACCTCGTTAAAAGTTTTCAATCTAGTTTGTTTACTTGTTCCATCGGGGCTTTCAGAAGTATCTGAAACATCAACAACATAAGTAATGTCTTCATCACTTATTACCGTTAATTCTGGTAATTCTGATATTTTTCTATTAGCCATTTTGTGAAATTAAATAGTCATTATTTTGTAATAAGAAATAATCGTAATCTTGTAATAATATCCTGCCTGATTCTAAAAATCCTGTGTCTGCCAAATCATCAATAAATAAACTTCCTTTCTCTTCTTTTCCTGTAAATGTTACCTTAAAACCATTAAAACTATTCTTATTACTTCCCGTTTCATAAGTAACCCCTCCGCTTTCCATCCCGTTGTAAAGTCCAAATATTCGATATAAGCCGTTGTTATCTAAAAATAACAATCTGTATTCTAAAGTATTTAATAATTCAATCCGTGCTATATCTGAACTCCGAAAAGCTAATGAGATTGATTGATTAAAAAACTTCCCACCCTCGTTTTGTTCCTGTGTTTCAGAAGCATTTACAACCTCAACACTCGCAAAAGAATAAATAAATGTATAAGGAAAAGAAACAAGATAATTATCAGCCGTTATGATTTGACTTCGTGAATATTTTTGATACTTACATAGCCAAACTTTGCGAACTCCTGCAACACTATCTTTGCATTTCCTATTATATCCGCTTACAATTTCCATCCAAAATTTGCTTTAACTTTTTGAGCGTTCACTTCGTCTTGACAGGTTTTATATTCTGAAATTGTATTTTTACAAATCCATTTATTAAAACGACCGATATACATTTGTGCTAAATTATGATACTTCCCTGCTAAATATTGGCATTCATCTTTTGAAACAACCTCTATTTTATCTCCTGTGTGTTTCACAACACCTCCATTATCTACAACATAAGAAGCAATTTCAATATACTGAGCTACTGCTTCGTGTTTAGTAATTGGCTTGATTAAATCAGTATATAATTCAAGATACAAGCCCTCTAAATCATTGTTTTCTTTATCAGTTTTGATTTTATCATATAACAAACTGCCCAATAAAGGCTCTATTACCGATATTTGAGCGTCATTAATGCAGAAAATATATTTATCTGTATCAGTATTACCACTTAATATGGTCTTACTTGTCATTTCTTCGGGTGTAATAAATAGTAATTCAGCCATTTTTTTATATTTCGTGCGGTGCTATTCCCGCTATTCCACTTGCTCTACTTTCTTTTGGTTCATTCTTTGGATTATTAACGTCGATCTTAACTCCTTTTTTACGATATGTTAATTTCTCCCAATAATGTTTACAAGTTCCGCCTGTAAAATTTGCACTTAATAACCCACCTCCTTTATACTTCCATATTGAATAAGGCTCATTTGGCGTTGGGTGCATTCCGAATCCCGGATTAACATTATTATTACCCATTAATTCAATATCCTCACGTCTGTAAATCTTATTCCTACGCATCATTTCTTTACAAAAATCCCTTTCAGGATTAGCATTACCTGCGTATCTATAACGATAAATATAATAATCAGTATCCCATTTAGATTTTGCGTTTGGTATCGCCGTTCCACTGCTTACCGACGCTAAACTTAATCTATCTTCTTCTTCATAATCAACGGGTTTAACTTCGATTAATTCATATTCGTCAAGATTTTCATCTTCTCCATATAAATCTAAATCAATCTTTTTTTTTTGTTCCGACATTTGAACACTTGTACTTGGTTCAGTTAAAGGTACGAAATATAAGTCTAATACTATATTATAAAAATTTAAGACTTCCTCAAGCGCTTCCGTGATATGTCTTTGTTTCGGTTGTATAACCCTTTTCATTAACTGTGCTTCCGCTTCGTCAAGTTCGTTAGCATTATTTCCTAAACCACCCTCTGACATTATACCAAATAATTTTGGACTTACTACCTTATGGCCAGTCATTATCTGCTGTCTGCTTTCGCTTGTCAAATATTCCCATTGTTTGTGCTGTGCATCGTTTACGGGAAATGGTATAATTTCAATCTTGGCTTCAGTTCCTCGAAAGTCTAAAACAAAACTCATTGCATTTGGCGAACCTGTTAATTTAGCTTTTATCTTGCGTTCAAATTCGTCTTTTTCTTCTGGTGTCATTGTCCCACCGTCTGGAACTGAAATAATGTAACCTGCGCTTAATCCTTTTTTAATCGAGTTGATATAAAAGTTTGCCAATTCCTCTTCCATTTCTGCGTACGGAAGTGCGGACAAATAATCAGGGTCACTAAAATAATTTTTACCAGCCTTATATGGTTTGATACAATAGATTTCAATATTCTCATTTGAAGTCCCGAATGATGGGTAAAATATAGGTGTATTCTTTTGTATGTTAGTCCAATCTTTAGAATGCCAATACCCTTCAATTATACCTTCTTCATTTTCTAAAGATGGTACTATCTGCTGTTTTGGAATATGGTAAATTGCCCCTAAATCTTTTTTATTTTTTGATTTAATAACTTGAAAAGAAGCCTCACCAAACAATTCAAAGTCCGATATAATTTTACGTATTTCTTTAGGTTGGCAAGTTGCAATAAAATTAATCCACGCACTTGTGTTATTATTTTTAGCGCGTAATCCGTTACCATAAATCAGATTGCAGTAACTATCTATAATTGCACTATTGGTAGGTGAACCATTGAATCTATCAATAACGTATTGATAAAATGAATTATTACGCCCGTTCAAAACCCAATTTTTAGATTTGTTTTCCTCTAATTTCGGTCTAATATAATTTGATAATTGCAATAGTCTTATATCGTTACTCATAATAGTAATGGTCTTTTGTTGCTTTAAATTCTTGAGGCGTTTGCGATGTTACAAATATCTTATCTCTATAAACTACTTCGTTATCTTCGGTTAATTTAATTTGAAACTTTTGATTTTCTAAAAAATCAAAATCAAAATGCAAACTTGAAACTCCATTAATTGTACCGCATTCGTTATCTACAATAGTTGTTTCTTGTGTTGTTTCATTATATAAAGATAGTTCCACCACTGTTGGGTGTAGTCTAGGAATAAAATTAATAATATGGGTTGTATTTTCTGGATTTAAAACTATCATACTATTAAACTAAAAAACCCTATTATTGTTATAATAGGGTTTAATAACCAATCCAAAAACTATCTTAATCAATCAAAGCTAAAAAGTCCGCTATTGTATCTGTATCTAATTTAGGGGATAAACTTCCAGTAGTCGAAACTCCTGTAAGTGTATAACCATTCAACTCAGCTTTTGCCCCTCCTGTAGATTGCACTACGGTAAAATCAATACCATCATCAATTCCGATGGCATGGTAAATTCCATTTCTATCTTTTACAACTGCCATAGGAAACCCATAAGCTAATAAGTTCATTTGTGCAGATGTAGTAGCATCTATTTTTTTCAAAATAAAAGTACTTGTTTGAGTATTTACAGACGTTCCTGTATTTCTATCAGGCACTAAAGATTCTGAAACATTGTTGCCATCACCTTCTAATTCGTACTCAAAAACTACTGTAAGAAGTGGATTGATTGCCGTAGCTATTCCACTTGCATAAGTAAAAGGATCTTCGACAAAATTAAAAAGATAAAGTTTTCCTAAACCGCCTAAACCTTGCTTACAGGCTTTTGCCCTTCCTGCTGTTAAATCACAAGCCATAATTATATATGTGTTATTTTAAGGGGGTAACTAAACCCCCTTTGTTTCTAATTATTAACCTCTGTAAAGAACAATCTCTGCACCATACGCATAACCAACTGCTCCTGTGAAAACAACTTTAGTTCTTACAGTTCCGCTCAAGTCGGTTTCATCCATATCCTTAACTTTGATTTCGTTATGGTCCGCCAAAAGTCCTGTCACGAAAGTTACATTTGCTTTTGAATAAGCTACCATAGTGTTGGCATTCAATCCTTTAATTTCAGTCAAAGTATATCCGTTAAATCCAAACTCACTTGGATTTTCAAAAGTACCATTGCTACGGGCAAAAGCGCCTTGTTTTTTTCTCAATGCTCTTGCAACGTTTGTTGAAACTCCCATAATCAAATCTGTTGCTCCTAAAACTGCATCAGGAATAGCATCGATAAAATCTGCCAATTCAGCTTCTACATTTGTATCAGTAATAGTTGTTGGAGTTGCTACGTCTATAACAGTTGCATCTGCCAATAATTGAGCAATAAGACCATTGAAACGACCTGCTGAATTGTCACCTTCCCAAATATCCACATCAACTTTACGTGCTACTACTTTACCCATTTCAAGTAAAATAGCCGCTTGTTCCGTTGCTGGTAAACTTTCGTTATGAGCAGAAAATCCCATTTCTTTAGCTGACCATAATTGTCTAAAATCTTCTTTACACATTTCCTGATTCCACATTACTTTTTTAGGAGTAATAGCGTATTCTGTCAAAGACAAATCGCCGCTTGGTTCCCATCCGCAAGAGTAGTCAACGAATCCGTCACCTACGTCTATTTTACGCATATACACAGTCGAAACCACGTTAGGCATAATTGAAATCAAATTTTGCGAAAGTGTGTTACTTTCTTTAATCATAGCTGCGATATAACCGCCTGCTACATCTCCCACATAGTTAGTGGTAATATCTACTGTTGTTGCCATTTATATTTTTGTTTTATTTGTTAAACTGCTGTGAATGTTACTGAACCTGCTAATGCTCCAACTCCGTTTGCATAGAAATTAGTACCGTCTGAAACGATTTCGATATAATCTCCTACTGTTTCCGCACTCGCTACAAATGAAATTGTATTTTCGTCTGCTCCTGCTACGAAAGTAGAGTTAACGATTGCACCACCTTGTATTTTTGCGGTTGGTGCTACTACTGTAAAGTTGGTAGTTGCAAACGCTGCACCTACAATTACTTTTACATTAAATCCTGCAATTGCTACACTTGGAAGTGTTACCACTTTCCCAGCGGCTGCATTTAAAATAATAACTTTTCCGCTATCGCTAGACGTTAAAGTTGTTGCTGCTGTAATTGTTTTTATTTTTGCAGCCGTTTCTTGTTTTCCAAAAACTCTTGTTGTTGCCATTTTTAATTATTATTTAGTTTGTTTAGTAAATCTGAAAATTTCCCTTTTTGTGCCATTTGAACTGGCGTTCCTTGAATAGGTTTGCTTGCCGGTTGTTTTGACAATTCTGCAATTTGATTTTCTAAGTTTGCAATCTTAGTTTCGTGCGCTGTGTATTTAATCAAAATTGATTTAATAGCACTTTCAATTTCGCTTGCAATTTTTGCATCGTTTGATACTTTGCCATCTTGCTCCGCTTCTACAACTGGTGCAGGTGTTTCTTCTTCAACGGTTGCTGGTTTTATTTCACCTGCAATACCCTCTTCAGTTACGATTAAAATAGTACCGTCTTCCAAAGGATGCTCACCAACTGGGACTGGGATTTTTGTTCCATCTTCGGCAACAACCCAAATAGCGTCGCCAACTTTCATTTCTTCGCCTTCAAATTCAATCTTAACACTTCCATCCGCTAACATAATTGAACCGAGTTTTATATCGTTTTGTTTCGCTGGAGTAAGTGCAAAGAGAATTTTCTCTAATAACGTGTTTGTATTACTCATTTCTATATTTGATTTTAAATTAACTTCTTCTAGTGATAACATTGCATCTATTGAAAAACCTTGTACTTTGCCACTCTTAACGTAATCATTCCAAACCTCGTCACTATCCACTTTCATAACCGCAACCCAACTACCTTTAGGATAGCTAAAACCAAAATTGTTAGATTTATCGTTAGTAGGATTTTCTACAATCCAACTTTCTGTAAACGTAACCCCTTTGATATTTTGGTCAATGTCATGCTCGATTGTGCTGTTTGAATGATTGTTGTTTTTGAAAAAACCATAGGACAATTCTTTTATAGTTTCCTCGTTAAAAACAATATTGAACTCTTCGCCATTTTGATTACGATAAATAGGTTTATTCGGTTCTAATACCAGACCCATCAAAATCCGTTGTTCCTCATCAACTGTTTTAAATTGGATAACCTCGTCTTTAGAAAGCGCAATAAATAAACCCTCCATTGCAGGATTTTCTACTAAAGAAATTCCGTAAACTCCTTTGTTTGTAAGGGGATTGTATTTAGCTTGGTAGGTTTTCATATTATAAACTATTTACAGCGG